AAATCATGTCAGGTTCATACGCATCGCTTAATTCATAAGCTCTTTGCTTTAATTCTGGAAAATCCCATCTGCCCTTTTCAGCATCAAGTAAAATAATCGCATCGCCCTCACCTTCTACGGGAGTAAATATCCCCCAAGTAGTAATAGCACTAAAATCAGCACGATCACTTTTACTGAAAGCGGTGTCGTATGATTGTATGATGTAGGAACACGGAGGTGGTTCAGAATTATCCCAAACATTCCACCACTCCCTTTTGATAATCGCTCCTTCTTCTGCCGTTGGGTTCTGCATATACTGTGCATTCCACTTGGCTACTGGAATTGACGCTTTGACTCCGTCTAATTCCTCTCTGCTCCAATATTCGGGCCAGAGAACATTGTTTGTATCTGGAAATATTGCAGGAAACTCCACGACTTCCCATTTATCTGCACCTCCTTCAGCTTGTTTGGATATAACTCTCGCTGTTAAATCCTTAATACCCCATCTCGTCATAACAATGATAATCGAGCCTCCTGGCTGCAATCTTTGTCTAGGACCTGACGTATACCATTCGTAAATGCTGTCCAAAGCTGTCGGACTTAATGCGTCTTGTTCAGATACAGGATCGTCAATAATACACAAATCAGCTCCACGACCAGCCAAAGCACCACCAACCCCAACAGCATAATATTCTCCTCCACCATTTGTTGACCATCTACCTGATGCCTTCGCATCACTAGCCAATTTAATATCAGGAAATATATCCCTGAAATCATCGCTATCAATTAAGTTCTTCACCTTACGACCAAATCCAACAGCTAACTCTGCCGTGTGTGTCGCTTGTATTATCTTTAAATCAGGTCTTTTACCCATCAGCCACGCTGGAAACAAGTAACTCGCAAATTCTGATTTCGTATGTCTTGGTGGCATGTTAACAATTAAACGCTTGATCTTGCCGTCTGCCACTTGTTGCAATTTGTCTGCATAAATCTTATGATGCTTACCCTCAATGAAGGTGGGCCAAATCTTCTTTACAAACTTTAAATAATTATCTTGGCTTTTTTTTTGATTTTCTAACATAGAAAGTCTATCAAGCAAGGGAGCTAACTTGGAAAGCTCATCGTCACTTAGATATTCTGCAAATTCCTCTGCTTTTATCTGTTCATTCATTAGACTGACGCTAAAAAGTTATCCACAGCATTTATTAAACCACCTTCTGCATATCCAGCAACTCCACCTTGAGCCATAGATTGAGGATTTGATGTTTTTAGTAATGCAGCAAGTAAAGCATTCAAATCTCCACCATCAAAACCAACAGGCGTATATTTACTAACATTACTTGTAAACGGAGAGTCAACAACTACAGATTGAGGTGGCGTTGGTATTCCTACGTCTGGATCTTCTCCACCTATTATATTTGGTAGTTTGTCTCCATCGTCTTCTTCTATTGGTTTTACTATTGGCTTTCTAAGAAGCAATGGATTGTCGTTATCATCGCCACCAATTTCGTTGTCATCATACATGCCTAATGATGGAGATGTTTTGTCAAAAACGTCATAATTATCTACAGTTGTTCCTGACCCAAAAAGACCTCCGGGCTGACCCATACCAATACCATAATTGGTTGTACCAGTTATATTTCCGTCTTTGTCATAGTTTGGTGCAAAACCTTTACTAATATTGTCTATTGTATTTTGTGCGCCTCTTTTGGTTGCTGCGTTAATTAAACCAGTGACAACACCAAGAGTACCAGGAACCTTATCAAGATTTGGAAATGAACCTTTCTTAGCTTGTTCCTCCACATTTGATAAAGCATCTATGTCTGTGCTGAAATCACTCTTATCTCTTCCTGAACCAAATCCAGTTATGTCTGCATTAGTGTTTGGACCACTTGTTGGGCTAACTGATGCTATTGAAGGAGTGTTTATACTAGGACCTAAACCTACGCCTTGTAGACTCAAACCTAAAGGATCATCATCGCCCTTAACACCAATGTTACTGAAATTAGTGTTAGTGGATGCCTGAACATTGGAATTATTAGGACTAACACCAACAGTTGTTGTTGTGCCACTTTTTGACGGTGCAAGACTTAATTGAGTGTCAATTAAAGATTGCTGGTTAGCTTTATTTTGATTGATAGCTTGATTAATATTAGCTTTGTTTTGCGCTGCTAAAGCCCTATTTTGTATTTCATTCGATGCGGCTTGTGCTTGTGCTACTGCTTGACCAATCTCTGAAGCTGCAGAAAAGTCAGCTTCCTGATCTTCTTTGGTATCATAAGAATCTGTGTAATCCATGTCCTGATCTGGATCGGAATCGTCATAATTGTTACTGCCACTGAAATCACTATAATCGCTAGGAGCATCTACGCTACTATAATCACTAAAACCACCAAAGTCGCTATCATCAACTTCACCACCGTTATAAAACATTTGAGGCATACCACCAATACCAGAAGCTAAACTTGACATACCTGCCATCTGCCCTGCTACCCTTGAGTCACCACCACCAAACGCACTAGATGAAGAACCCGATGCTCCTTGAGTAAACGCATTGTTAAATAATTTCTTGCTGTCTCCTAATGACATGCCACCACTAGATGTACTTTCTCTCATGGGTTTGCCAAAAGTATCTAAACCATCTCCATCTGGGTCCATCTGCATATAAGCTAACTGTGCGCCACCTGTTAGATCTGTTTCTTCACGAAAATCATCATAACTTGGCGTAAAAATACTGTCAGGGTTACTACTTATACCCATTCCACCACCCATTCCATCAGGAGCTTTTGGTGGTTGAAATATGCTTCCTGTTGGCGAGAAAGGATTTTGATTTTGATTATTTAAACTAGATAAATCTACACCAAATCTTTGTTGAGCAGAATCTTCAATTACGTTTAGAAAAGGACCTATGTTTCTTGTCTTTTCATTAACAGGTTCGGCTAAACTTCTCATCAAATCATTGCCAAACTGCACTAAACCACCACTTAAAAAGTTTTGAGGAGGGTTAAATATGTCAATATTGTTCATAGGATTTGCCATAGGAGGCATAGGGGATGACCCCATTGGAGGAATCGGGGTCATAGCTGTTGTCGATGGTATTGATCTCAAGAAATTGTTAAAACCACCCCTGCTTTCAGCAGTTGTCGTGAAATTTACTTGTGGTGGCTGTGCAGGAGCAGGAGGCGTACCCATAAATCCACCCATAGGACCATTAACCATGAAAAATCTCCAAAAAAACTAGTCTTTGAAGCTATGATATACGATTAATTCATCTTTGACAACATCAGTTGCATTTCTTTGTCGCACTGCAACAAAACTTTGGACACATATACCCTATCATTCATCTTTTCAGCCTCTGGAATCATGTGAGATATAGCATTGCTCAACTTCCATATCCTCTCTTTGTCAAATTCACTCAATGGATTGTCATTTTCATCGAAATCACGCACTTCAGCATGACTCTTACTAGCCTCGCCATCATTCATCAGATACAAAACTGCATATTTGATCGGTATCGGTATCTGATAAGTGTCAGTCTCATAACATCTATAACCCCTCTCACTCAATCCTAGCTTCTGTGCCATCACAATTTGACTTAAACCTAATAACTTACGCTTCTCACGCAGCTCAGAACCACTCCAATCACAATAACTCTTTTCGTTCTTCTTCATTTGGCATCTCCTCCAATATTCCATAACGCATTAAATCTTTAGCAAAGTCCAAATCACTCCCAAACCTCACCGGCTTACCAGTCCAATTGCACGCAATCGCTGCACAAGTTCTTACGAAGTCTCCCCTTATCGGGTCAGCGCCTACAAACGTCTTGTATAGCTCGTCAATGACACCCTCTGGTCCAGGGGATTCAAAATACGACTTCGTTGGATATTCTAGTTTATACTTAGGCATAAAATACTTATAGGGCATCAGTGCCTAAAGCGTCAATATTTTTTTTATAAAATTTTTTTTGGGTCGTGTTTCAAAAACATGGTGGGCGTATCTGGAAAACTCGGCGTAAAGGATCACCAGTGCAACAATTATTATTTTGGGGCGTGTATAGGTACGCCCCCCCGAATTGTAGACAAAAAAATAACCTATAAAAATATTATAGGTTATCTTAATTAGATTTAAGAAATACACATTAGCTAAAATGTGTAATTCTATTTAGTAAGTAAGTTTTATATTCATCTTCTAAACCTACTAGAAAATGATCTTCTACACTTTCATCTATTGAGTTACTAGTAATAGCAACATCTATATGACTAGGTATTTTATAACCGTTTAAATCATGTTGTTCATTACTAGTTCCATATCTATGATTATAATGTTGTTGTGTTAAACACTCGACAGAATGATGACTAAACTTTGATCTAATAGTTGAAATGGTTCTTCTAACAGATTTAGCATTATCAATATTACAATGTGCCATGATCTCTCTTGTTGTTGCCCCATTATCTGTTTTACATAAAGACCACAACAAACCTAGTTTAGAATTAGGATTGAAAGGTTGATTAGGTAAGTCTTGCCTTTCAATTCTACTATTATTAGCTAACAATCTATTATTAATAGAATGATTAAACATATTAGCTAACATCATAACAAATGGTTTAACTTTGTCTCTTTCAAGTGTTGCTCCATGTTGTCTAAATTCAATAGTTCCATATCTTGCATATGATTGAAGATTGATAGCAAAAAATTTGTCTCTTCTATTAGTTGATGAATGCCTTTGAATAGCATTCATTAAAGAAGATACAGAACCATCACATTGACGAATGGCATCAACACATAATTCTAAACCTTGGCAAAATCTGTTATTTGTTCTACTAGGTGGAAATATTTTGTTAATGTCTAATTGATGAATGGCATATCTTAAAACAACATCTTTAATTATTGCATTGTCTAAAACATCATCAAAATAACTAGAAGATTGAGACACATATGATCTATTAGTTCTATATTTATCAATTGATAATTTAGTAAAAGCATCATTTGTTATATTTGCAGATATAGGTTTTAAACCTATATGAACATGAACACCACAACACTTTTTAACACTACAACCATTATTAACAAGTAATGTTAAAACTTTATTCACATAGTACCATGATAACTCACTATCAATTGATAATATTGGAAATGCTATTTCAAAATCAACTCCATGCGTACCATCTGTTTTAACTTGGATAAAGTTTAACTCTTCATCATTATTAAAAACTGTTTGTAGTTGACTAATTGTTTGAGTGTTTCCACGACTAGTAAAAACGCCCTCGAACTCCAATCCCATTGTAAGACTAGTTCTATTTGTGTTTTGTAAAATATTCAATTTATACTCCATTGGCTATTTGATTTAATTTACTCTTAGATTGTATAGGAAAAATATACCTATAACAAGCAATAATAACGAACAATTGCATTTTTTTTGCTTTTTTTTATCTTTTTTTTTGAAATTGTTCGCAATTTTTTTCAGGTTTTACCTGGACACGGCTGGTCTGAAAATCGGATACCGAACAAGTCCGACCCCAACCCCGACCCGAAGCCCGACCCGATCCCGAGTCCGAAGCTGTTGCAGCGGCGCTGGTCAAAAAACCGAACAATTGTTCGCAATTTGACCAGGAGGCAGCAGTCACAGCGACAACCTGTGCAACGCAGGCTGCTGTTTCCCTGGCTTGCAGCTCCCGAATACCGAACAATTGTTACCAGTTATGGATACCTGGACGCCGTGACAGGAGTTTCCCTGGAGGATCTGGTTAAAAACTGAACAATTGTTCGTTCCCGAAGCCCGGTAAATCCAGGCTCCGAACAAAGAAAAACCCCAGACGCTTGAAGCAACTGGGGTTTTTACCGAACAAATTAAAGGATCTAGCCCGAAGCCCTCCCCATCTTCAGGATCTCTTGTGTCCGATCAGCTTGTTTGTAAGCATCTCTCAAGGCCCAAGCAAGATGATCTTCATCAAGACCGAAGTCCTTGTACCCTTGTGCGATGCTATCGTAGTAATGTTTGAATGGTAAGCCCACTCCTTTCCTAGACATGACGTAAGTCATGGCATTTAAACCATCTACATGGATCATTTTCTTTTTATACAAATGAGGAAAACCCTCGAATCTATCAAGTGCTTTCTCATCTGCTTTCTGTATTTCCCACAAACCTATCTGAACCTCGTCCCCTTTTGAGGGTCTGATGTCAGCTACAGTATTAAACACTAGTTTCCAATCCTTTAAGACAGTACCATACAAAGGTACTGCCGTTGGGGTTCTTGTTTCCATGTTCTTCTTGTTAAGGTTTGCACCGTAAGATGCGTATAACATTAGTTTGTCTCTCCTTTGGCTTATTTAATTAATACTAATATAAGCATTGAGTTCCTCCATGTCAATAAATAATATGTCATATGACATAATTTATTACAGCTGCTGCTGTGACCTGGATACAGCTGGGAGGCAACGAACAATTGTTCGCTTTTTCACCAGGGCCCCCAGCTGTGGTTCAGGAAGGCAGCCGTGCTGTGACGCATGCTGCAGCGCAATTCCGAACAATTGTGAAGTCCGAACCCGACCTGGAAAAAGGAACCAGTGCTGCTGCAAGCGAACAATTTTTAATTCAGGCACAAAAAAAGGCAACCCGAAGGTTGCCCTTTCCTCTTCCAGCCAACGGAATTACCTGAAATAAAAGAATCTTGCAAACTGTAGCAATATATCTTCATCTTGTTCTTTTGTTCGCTCCCAAGGAGTGAACCAATCCTGACCCTGAAGCTCTGCCGTTTCGGGTTCTCCGTGTTCGTCTAACTCACCAACGATCTGAACGGCAGGCCCACCTGTTCCAAGCAGTAGCTTATAATGTGTTGGGTATCTGTATTCGTCATGAGAATTCACATCGTGCCAATCGCTTCTGACCTCAACACACAAAGGCATGTTTCTTATTTCTTCTTCAACCTCGTCAATAACTAAACCCTCATCTTGTGACTCAATAGCTTTATTCCACTTTTCAATAAGTTCCTTAATATATTCCATGTCGCCACTTCCAGGAATTTCCTTAACTATCGGCTCAAGTGCTTTGATTACGTTGCTTTCTAATGTACTCATTATTTTTCTCCCATTTGTTTAATTAAATCATATTCACAGTCTTTGCATGCGTAGTAAGGTAGCTGAACAGATGCCACTATTTCGTCTTCATGGAATAAGTTCTTGCAACCGTCACACTCTGTGAAGTTATCAACAAGATAAGAGTTTTGAAATCTACTCATTTTTCGTCTCCTTTGGCTGTTTTTGTTTGTCTTATTATTAATATAGGCTTTCAGTTCCTACATGTCAACAAATAAAAACATTTTTTTTATTTTTATTTAGCAGCATATGTTCGGTTGACGCCAGGGCCCAGCTGGTTAAATGCGAACAATTGTGCGGTTTACGCCAGGACGACTCCCTGGTCACAGCTGGGTGATTTTGCGAACAATTGTGAGCTTCCTTCGCACTGGGAGATCCAGGCAGCCCGAACCCGAACAATTGTGCGGTCTGGACGCAACAGCGAATCCCGACACCGAACAATTTGGCGTTGACCCGGGCTATGCTGCTGCCCGAAATACCGAACAATTCAAGCCCGACCAGCCCGAAAGCCCGACACCCCCGAAACCCGAGGGTGAACGCCTGACCCGACCCGCCACGTAAATTTGCTATTTAGTGGGTTTCACATTAATTTGCTCTATCGTAATTGGCTCGTTATG